CATCTCTAGTTACAGCATAACCCCAGTGCTTTTCTAACTCTGCTTCCATCTTGTTTCTTTCAGCTACTAGTTGTGACTGTACAAGTGCAGTATTAGCTACAGCACCATCAGCTTGAGCTTCTGTTAGCTTCTCTTGTAGTAGGAATTGCATTGATTGAGCAATAGCTGATTGCATAGAACCTAGATACACATTAGCATAGTCTGTACCTTTTATTCTACCTTTCTTGAACTCTTTATCTATATGTCCATCCACACTTCTCATTAGTACATCAAAGTACCCAGTACCACTTATTGTCCCGTCTGTCAGTTCACTGAATTGTATATCTGTAGCCATTGTAAACTCTCTCTGTATTTTTCAGTAATTATAGCAGAATCATCCTAAGATGACTCCATATAACTATCTACTCATCTTCAGTATATTCTTGTGCAAGTAACCCAACCATCCTATCTAGATCAAAATATGGTGTACCGAACTCAGAATCAGCAGACACTAATCCGTTCTTCTCGTCTTGTACCTTCCAGTACAATGTGTCTTTTATCTCTTTCTTTATTAGCCCTAAACTTTCAGCGAACACTCTGATCTGTTTCTCTGTATACTCTGACCTTTGAGCTATACCTCTGACTGACGTAGTGCCATCATCTCTTAGTGTAGCTAATTTCTTCTCAGCCTTTAATTTCTTAATCTCAGCATCTTTATCTGCTGTTAGGTAGTCGTATATAAAATCGTCACACCATACCTCAAACTCAGCAGATATGAATCTGGCAAATGACACCAACATACTATTGTGTATTTTTGTATACCCACCATTACCTTGTCTAGTCTCAGTTAAGTTTCCTTTAAAGGTGCTTTTTCGGATCTTTGCCAATTCTTTGAATCTATCAGTATCTTTCCATTTTGCTATTGATTTACCATACGCTTTCGCTATACCTGACACATCTACCATAAACTCTTTATCATTGATAGCTTCCACTTTTAGTAGAGTACCATTGAATACTTGTGTTAATTCTTTCATTACATTTCTTTAGACTTATGATTTTGAGTTGGATGAGGGTGTCTAGTCGTCATCACTTAACTGCTATTTTAGTTAACTCTCTGCTACCTATACAAGCAGGAGCCCGGGTGGACTCCAGACGGCTAGACACCAGAGAGTTAATTTGTTTATTGTAGGTAAATTGTACCTACAATAACTTTAAATACTACTTAGTCTCGTGTTTGAGAGCATCTAACTCTTGTTGAGTCAGTGCTGGTAGTATGTTAATACTATACGCTGGAATCTCAATGTTCTCTTTAATATCGCCTTTTGGTGTTTTTCTTACTTTAGTTGCTAGCATTTTCTTATCTTGTATAACATCTAGTATAATTGATGGTACATGCCATTCTTGGTTGAACGGAACCATTTTCTTAACAAACCCAGTAAACGAGTTACTAGCACTGAATATCTCACCATTTAATTCTGATTTATCTTTGTCCATAGTAGTCACGATACATCTGACTAATCTCATAGCTTCTTTTCTAGCTTTAGCTTTAACTTGACCTTCACTTAGTTTCTCAGCTTTCTTAGCACTTGCTTCTGCTTTTTTAGCATCTAGTATCTCTTGCTTGGCTTTCTCATCAGCTTCAGCCTTCTTAGCCAACTCTGCTGCTAGAGCATCTACTGCCGTATCGTCAACACTATACTCAACTAAATCTCTTAAATCATCATTGCTTATATTCTTTTTGAATGTAAGTCCCATCTCTTCAGCTTTCGCCATCATTTCTTGTCTTTCAGTTGCCATTGTAATTTCCTTTGTTTATCTTTATTAATTTACAGTCTTATCGGTGATACCATAGACTTACTTATCTCTACTTTTATAGTTGTGGTCAGAGGGAGCATAGCTCCTCAACTAACCACTACAGTCTTAAACTATACTTAGTATAACTTTGCACCAGTGTTATACACAGCTATCCATTCGCTGCGATCAATCATAACACCATTCCAGAATTCAATTGATGTGAACCCAGTTTTACCAAATGGATCTTGTGAAGTTACATTTTGTTCTGGTGTAACATTACGAGTTTTGAATTTACCTTTTGTACCAGCTCCGAACTCGAAACCAACATGAGTAAACGCTTCCGAACCAACTACAAGGTTAGGGTAAACATCATAGTTATCACCAGTTTCACGTAAACCAGCAAGGTTATCAGTAACAGCTGCACCAGCACCTTCACGAACTACTGCTTTTGGATGTACAACAATACGGAATGGTCCAACTGCACCAACTTCACCATTAAGTGCTTTAAGGTATTTACCTTTACCATTAATCGCATTAGTATACTCAGCAACTTCTTTAAATGCCGGAGCACCATGTAAGTCAGTCATTGCTCTAAACGATGTAACTACATCTGGTGATACAAACATATAACGAGCAGCTTGTACTACTTTAGTGTCAATCATTTTTGAACCATCGATTACTTTCGTATCACGAGGACATTTGTTGTTCGTTAACTCAATATCAAGAGCTAGTAAATCTTTGTATGTTGGTACAGCAGCTGTAGCATCATCAACTTCACCAGTAATTGTAGCAATTGAAGTAGCAGAACCAGCGAACTGAGTCACACCTGCACCATTTACTAGAGTAATGTATAGAACATCTTCATTAATTTGAGTTGCACCACGTACAGCTTCACGAGTTAAATGCATTTTTAATTCTGCATCAGTATCGAAATTCATTGAATCTTTTGACCATTCGAAAAAGAATCCACGGTTAGTGATTGATGCTTTAATCTCTTTACGAGTAAAACCAACACGGTTCACACGACCACCAGTTTCCGATAACTCTGGTAATTTACTAGTAATTGTACCAATATCACGACTTGACGCATATAAGTTACCATTAGTAAGTGTTGCACCAGCTGCACTTAACCCTTGTGAGTTAACATTTTCATCATCCAATAGTGCGATGTATCTGTGTTTGATAATCTCTTTACCCATATTTTTTGGCATATTTGTAGTGCCAGATAATTTAGATAAGTACATTTCATCTTGAATATCAATTACCGCTTTCTTATCGTAGTAATTTTGTCTAATTTGTGCTTGACCTGCTGCATCTACTGAACTGTCTGTTCCATTTCCATATAATAAACCCATAACTTATTCCTTGTTTTCTATTTACGCTTATGGATTTCTTTGTCCATTAGCTTTGAGAATTCGTCATCAGACATAGCATCTACATCTAAATAATCTACAACATCTTTCTTACCATTACTTGAAGTAACTGACGCATTTCTAGCTTTATTAGCTTTAGCTTTATCTGCTTTTCGTTTGTCTGCATTAGCCTTAACTTGTGCTATCTTCTCTCTTTCTGCTGTTTCTATTGCTTCTTTCTCTGCTTGTTGTGTACGTTCAGCTTGCACTTGTGCATCATTTACCTGTTTCTTCTGACTATAGTGAGCAATTGCTGCTTCTTTATAGTAGTCCAGATCCGATTTCTTCCCGTCACCAAACAGTTTCAACTTCATTGCAATTGGAGAGACAATATCATAGTCACCATTCTTTACATCTTCGTGTAACGCTTTGATTAGTTGTGGATTATCTGCAAATGCAGTCCGTGACTCATCATCCCATTGTTCAGCTATTACATTTTGTGTAATAACAAATTCCCTGTCTTTGGATATTTCAGAAGTGATATCTTCTATATCTAACATTCCAGTACTCTTACCATAATCCGTAGGTTTGTAACTCTCATCACCTTCTATATCTAAATCAAGTGCATCAATGCCTGCTTTCTTTAACATAGCGTGAACAGCGTTTTTATCACCTTTTAGTACATCTATCATATTGTTTAGATCTTCTTTACCTATATTGTTCTCTTTCATTGCACTGATTTGTTCTCTCCAAGGAGCAATCTCTTGCATTTTACGAGTATAGTCAAGTGCTTTTGGTGCTAGTTTTAGTAATTCGTCATTAGTAAACTCGAATTCTGTACCATTAGCTTTAATCTTATATGATTGTACTGTCTCTGGTTCTTTACTGTCAACTTCTGGTTCTGCCTTAGTTTGTTCTACCACTTCTGCTTCACTAGTATCAGCATCTTCTGTAGAGTCTTTAGCATCATCTTCATCATCAACATTATCATCATCAGTCAAATTGTCGGAGTCCCCAGTCGCATTATCGTCTTGCGGTTGTTCCAGCTCATCTTCTGATTTATCTTCTTCATCTATCTCTTCACTATCATCATCAACAGTTAAATCAACTTCAGTAGTATCAGTACCAATCTCAGTAGCATCACTACTTTGATCACCATCACCATCAATCTCTACTTCGTCTTGCTCATCACCTGGCTCTTCACCTTTAGCAATTGTGTCATTCATGTATTTGTCAAACTCATCATCGGACATAGTATCTATATCAGCCATCTTAGTTTTCTCCTACATCTTGACGAGCACCATCAGCACCGTTTTTTATTTCAGTAAGCTTTTGTCTCAAGTAGTTAACACCCATAATCTTTTCAAGTGCCTCTTGTCTAACTGGTGGGTTTGGATCTAACATCCATTGGCTGTCAAGTACCAACGTTTGCATAATGTATGCTTCTTTGATTACAGCAATAAAATCTGGGTTGACCTCTAGTCTAGCTAGTGCATCCCCTAAATCAATTTGATTTTTTAACTCTTCTGCAGCTGCAGTGTCTAAATCTTGGTTATTCATTTTCATGATTCCTTTTTAGTTGTTTTTGATAATAGCTTTTTCGACTTCAATTTATTGGTCGTGGTTAACTCTCTACTGAGCTAACCCAACTTGTTGTTGTGCCAATCCTACTGGACCCATATCTGCACCTTGTTGTTGTGGCATTTGTTGTGAGTTTAGTATATTCATAGCTTCTTGAATTATCTCTGGTGGAACACCTTTACTAATCAACTCTTCTGGTGATACACCATTCTGTAGTAACTCTATTACTTTCTTAATCATTTCAGAACTACCAGATTGAACTGGTTGTGCTGATTGTTGTGCTAATCCTTGCATTACTACTTTACCTACCTTGTTAATTGTTGTATTGTACTTAGTCGGAACTTAAATGGAGCTTTATCTCCCGACACCTATCTGTTCGTTTGGTCCACCAAGCTCTGATTGTAATATCATTTGATCCAGTTGGTTTAACCTATCGTGTTCTTTTTCTTCCATCTTATCTCTATGGTCTGCACCACTTTCTAATTTCAAGAACTCAACATCTTTGATATCAGAATCTGCATTTAACTTTCTAGTTTGTGCTTTCTTCAATTCAGCCTCTGAATAACGTTTAACTGCATCACTTTCATCTTCTTTAGCTCTTGCATACTTAGTTGCTATATCTGCTTTCAGATTTTCATTAGTTAACTGTTCTCTTTCAAACTCTATTTGCTGCATTCTTTGTTCATGTTCTGTTGGACCAGTGTCTTGTGAATCTAACCTCTCAGCTAACTCTGGCATATTTTGTTTTCTAGCTATCTCTGCTAACAGCATATTTCTCATCCCTGGTTCCATTGACTGGCCAAGTGTCTGCATCATAAATGATAACTCTTGTACTTTAGCAGCGTTATCCTCAGCAGTACTTACTTGTATATCTATATCTATTCTACCACTTAAGTCATCTCGTTTAACTGGTTCAAACTCAGTGTTAGTTACTCTTACAACCTCCTCGTCACTTAGGAATTCGGCATTGTATGACATCCACTTTCTTATTAGTGGTTTAACTAGATTCTCTGCTATGTTACGTACTATATTCATACGTCGTACACTAATAGCATCCATTGCACCTCTAGCAGATGTCGCAGTATTTCCCAAAGCAGACCCTGTTATCCCACCATTAAACCCTTTTACACCAGTAATTGACTCTATCTCATTATCCATTCTACTCAACATATCAAACGCACTGCCAGGTATCTGATTGTACGAACCGTCCCAGAAATCATTAGTTGAATTATTGAACTCGAAGTTTTTACCTGCATAGAACTTTATTCTGTTGTTAGCATCCAATGCACCTTTACGTACACCTTTTTGACCATTATTTGACTGTGCCATGTTATTGATTATACCACGAGTAATAGCTGTCTTGACCTTTTGGTTATCACTTATCAGTTCAGCATTAGCCTCACCATACATCTGGAATGGAACTGAATTGAATGGTACAACTAGGAATGGTGGTTTCTTGTCTGGGTATGGGTTACCTTGTAGTCTTATTACTGTACTATTTACCCATGAGCAGACTATTGGTTCAGCAGTTCCATCACCGTCTACGTCGTAGTTACCCCAGTATTCGTACACTACTAGTTTCTTTCTTGGATCATCTTCGAAGTGGAATGCAGTCTCATCTTCTGGCTCGTAATCAGCATCACTTTGTATACCATCACCAACTGCTTCTATCTTATCTAAATTCTTGTACTTACTATCACCTTTCAGTGCACTCAGATCTGTTTCGTATCTATATACAACAAACTGACACTTTTCCATATCACCTTGGCAAGTAGGGTCTATAAACACATCTTCATACCTACATACTACAGCAGTCGGCTCGTTTTCTAGTACTTTTATATCAGTACCCTCTACCAACTCAACTACTTCCATACCATACTCATCGTAACCTATCTCTTCTACTTGAGTTTGTATTTCCTCATCTTTGTATTTCCAACCAGTTTGTATAATTGCTGTACCATCTTGGTCTAGTAGTTTAATTGACTTACTCATGAAATTGTATCTATCAAACTGCCTACAGAATTGCGAGTTTAAAAGTATGTTATTCTTCTCAGCAGCATTAACATCTTCGTACGTTACTGGAGTAGCTGTAATTATATTCGGAGTACTTACAAATGGGGCAATTATACTTGCATGTTGCCATTCACCTTGTTTCTTTATGTCCCTACTTACCAGCTTTGATTTACCATCTTCCTCGTTACCATATGGTTCACCATTATACTCGCTTCTCCATCGTTTAACTTTAGTATCTTGCTCATATCTCGATGTCTTAGCTGACTCATAATCTCTTTGTAATGCTTGTAGTAATTGTTTAGTATTTAACTTTCGTCTTGCCATGAGCTGATCTCCGTATATTTATTATCTGCTATTTTAGCAGAATTAGTCTTTAAGCATGTATTATATCTTATTTTGTGTGTCGTATGTTTAGTCTCGTATTTATTCTAGTTAAGCTTGTGTCTACTGACTTATTTACTTGTCTCTGCATTTGTATCTTTTCAACAGCAAGTAAATTTAATCTAACCAGCTCTTTTGTTATTCCAGTTTGTACAGCATATAGTCTAGCTGTACCCGTCTTATCTAACACCTCAACTTGAGTGTGTAATACCTTAAACTCAGATGTAAGGTAGGAACTGAATATAAACATAGATGATATAACTATACCAACTGCCCACCTGATAGTTACAACAGACGGTAGTGCTGCTACAACAGTACTTACATCACCTATACTATCAGTATTACTAACACAGGACTTGTCTAGAGCTTTCAATCCGTCTTTCGTCTTCTGGTCACTCAATTTAAGTGCAGGACAACCATCTAACTGGTTCCTACTTAAGTCACGTATCTTATCGTGTATTCTATCAAATGACTCTTTGACATCCTTGTCCATAGCAGTGTGTTTCGAGTCTATATCCCTTTCGATCATTTCAATCTTAGTTTCAACACCACTTACGACTTTCTCTAGTTCCTTTAACTCAACACTAAAGAACTCCTTGCAACTTTCCATCATACACACCTTCCATGTTATTTATTGTGCATAGTACCAGAATAGACAGTATTTATCTACCTATAACGCAGTAAACTTCTGTAAATACTCTTTGAACTCGTACCTACTCATTTTAGTGTAGTTATTACTACTATCTTTTACTTTACATATAGGACCATTAATGTAACCTATTGGTGCTACTTGTATATGACACCATCCAGCAGTACTGTCACCAATTTTCAAGTTCTCAGCAATTATCTCCCTTATTGGTAGATTATCTAAAGCATATAGTAGTATTTCAGCATTTGGTACGTCTCCGTTCCAAGCTTCTAGGTCTACAGTCCCACCTTTAGTGTGGTTACTGGTCTTACTTGATCCAATAGCTTCACATATTTCAACATTCCTATAGCCACTTGTTATCCTCATAGGTACTTTAAAGTTATCTCTTATGGGCTGTACAACCATATTAGAAACACGCACCATCTCAATAAGTTCAATTACACTATAATTATTGATTATACCTTTTTCAATAGCTTTATCACTATGTGTCATTTCTTTCAATGTAACATTAGTACTTAAATTCATAACTTACCTCAACCTTTCTAAACAACCATCACAGATGAGCCCATTTTTACATGGCTCACCACATTCACTACACATTTTAAACTATAGTCTTTATAATCTCTTTAGTTAATGTATTTAACCCACTTTCTGTAATACTGTGAATTATATCACGAGCATCATCATTAGTTACACCAACCTTATTAACTTTTGAGTCAACTGCTTTGACTACCATTTTCTTAGCACCTTCTACAAGTACTTTATCACTAATTATAGATATTATTATTTGTAATAACACCTTACTGATTATTGTCCACATTATTCTATCTCCTCTGTTTCAACTAACTTCTTAACACTCTTCACACTTAAGGCATCAAATACACCAAACTCATTACCATTTAGTGCTTCATAGTCTATGCCCATACCATCAGCACACATATTAACTAGGTCTTGCTCAAGTAAGAAGTCAATCATATTCTGCTCTGCATTTATATTTGTAGCTAACAACCATCTAAACTTCATAAATCTTTCATCAATAGCAGGAACAGGTGTAAATGCTGAACCTAACTCGGCACTAAGTTGGTTCAATGTTCCATGTCCACCATTAGTAAGTTCCATCTTTTCAACTTCAACTGGTGCATTTAACATAGCTTTTGGTACAACTATGTATGTGTATGCACTTCTTAATTCTCTTCTTAGTAATTCTGTATTTTTAAACATTGTATTCCCTTTTAATTTAGTAAGCCATTTTTAACAGCTTTATCATATCTATATTTAGCTTCTAAAGCCGACATTGCTTTTTTGTGTAACTTAAACAGTCTACTTGCAGTATGTCCATTAAGTAGTATTATTTTAGGGTAGTCTGTAGTCTTATTAACATATTCAGTAGAACCTGAAGC